TGCATTGAACCGTTTCAAAGAACAACGAATCGCGCACGGATACAAAACACAGTCAGACCTTGCAAAGGTTTTATTTGTCAATCAAACTGCTGTTAGTCAGTGGGAACGTGGAGCAACTATTCCAAGTCCTCCGCTATTGGTAAGGCTCAGCAATATGTACGATGTCACAACCGACTATTTGCTTGGGAATGATTCAGCCGCACACAGCCCCTCCTCCCCCAACGGTGTCATGGTCCCCGTTCTGGGCGACGTCGCGGGGGGCATTCCCATGCTGGCGCAGGAAAATATCATCGACTATGAGGAGGTTAGTAAAGACCTGACCGCCTGCGGCGATATCATTGGCCTGCGCGTCAATGGGCAATCCATGGAGCCGCGCATCTGTGACGGCGATGTGGTGATTGTTCGGTTGCAAAGCGACGTGGACACCGGCGACGTGGCTGTCGTCCTCATTAACGGGGACTCCGCCACGGTCAAGAAAATAAAAAAAGACGCCGATGGGAGTATCTGGCTGATACCCAACAATCCGGCGTATGAAGCAGTCCATTACAGTCCGCAGGAGCGAGACGACCTGCCCGTGACGATCATTGGCAAGGTCGTGGAGCTGCGCGGTAAATTTTAAATGTGTCCGAATTGGGCACACGGGAGGAGAAAGAGAATGGATTTCGTAGATCAGTTGAAGCAGTTTGCAAAGCGGGCGGAATCGCTCCAAGGCACGGTGCAAACAGAGGAAGCCACCAAGACCGCCTTGATCATGCCGTTCTTTTCCATGCTGGGCTATGATGTGTTCAATCCGCAGGAATTTACTCCGGAGTTTACGGCTGACGTGGGTATTAAGAAAGGCGAAAAAGTAGACTACGCCATTGTCAAAGACGGAGAGCCGGTTATCCTCATTGAATGCAAGGCTGCATCTGAAAAACTGGAACGACATGACTCTCAGTTATTCCGATATTTTGGAACCACTACTGCGAAATTTGCGATTCTCACCAACGGAATTATTTATCGGTTCTACACCGACCTTGACAATCAGAATAAGATGGACACCGACCCGTTTTTGTCAATCAACATCTTAGACATCCGAGGGAATCAGGTCCCGGAGCTTAAAAAGTTCTGCAAATCGGAATTTGATATTGATTCTATTTTCAGCACCGCGTCAGAGCTTAAATACGTCCATGCGTTCAAGGATATCTTCACAAGCTTACTGGAAAATCCCACGGACGATTTTACGCGAATCTTCTTGCAGTGCTGCTATTCAGGGCAGAAAACGCAAAATGTTCTGGACAAATTCCGCCCTCTGCTGAAGAAGGCGCTGAATGATCAGATCAGCGAGATGATGAATGATAAAATCAAAGTGGCCTTGGGCGGGTCCGGCGGAAGCGTATCCGTTTCCGAAATCAAAGTACCGGAATCTACCGCAGACACGGAGCCTCCCGAGGACGATGCTCCGGAGAAGAAAGCGCCCAATATCGTCACCACAGAAGAAGAGCTGGAGGCTTATTTCATCGTCAAAAATTTGCTGTCCGGCATCGTTGATATCCATGACATTACATACAAAGATACGGAATCTTACATCAACATTCTTTATAAGGCCAACACGCGCAAGTGGATCTGCCGCCTGAGGTTAACGGGTGCGCAGAAAACGCTGATTATTCCCGACGAAAATAAAAACGATACGAAGTACCAACTGCAAGATATCTATGAGCTGAATCAGCACAAAGAGGCCTTGATAGCCGTCTTGCAGCGGTATCTGTAAGGTGAAAGAAATGAAAAAGTTTTTGTTTTTTGCAATGACTTTTTGCTTGGGGCTGTTCTTGTGCTCCTGCGGTGCAGCAGAGCCCGCTATCACCGTTTCCGACGGGGCTTTTTCCTGCACGCCACAAGAGTTGCTTGTTGGATTAAATCAGGCCGTGGAGCAGGCAGAGAGTAGCGTAATATACTCAGTAGGCGAATATCCGGGCAATGGAGAAGAATTGCAAATTAACAAAGCTTACCTGACTCTAACGCTAAATGAAGCCAGCGCCGGAAACCTATCCAAGATACACCTGTACTGGTTCTCCGGGGATAATAATGAAAACGTGATTACCTCTGCTGGGTGCTACGCTGGGTATATGTTTGGGCAGTTTGCCCCGGACAGTTCAAAGGAACTCAGTTCCAGCATTGGCCAAATTGTATCCAACGGGGAAGGCAGCGTGGAACATACTGTTGGCGATGTCAAAATTACATTTGAGGCAACGTCTTCCGGGGCCAACCGATTAGACATTATGCCTGCATAGGCTAAAGCGCCGCCCCGGCGGGGCGGCGCTTGCCATAGGAGGAACCATGGAGCAGTATCTGATCTATCTGCG